TCGATACTTTCGGCATTGGGAAACTCGATCGTCCCTCAAGTCGCCTACCAAATCCTCAAAGCGATCAAAGAACTGATATGAAACACGCACTGCTACTGCTCTCACTCCTTCTCTCATCCTGCGCACAAGAGCAGCCAATAGACCGGACGCATCATGTCTTCCTGCAGCAGGTCGAGAACGGAAAATGTTGCACTGAGAAAAGATGACCGCGCTCGAATGCCTCGTCCCGCAAGGCGTCCGACTCATCACCGCGGGCTGCTCCGTGTCGGGCTGCAACAGCCCCGTGAAAACGAACGGGATGTGTAACAAGCATTACCAACGAGTGTGGGCCACCGGTTCGGCATCCACATCGCGTGCTTACGTCCGAGGCGTCAGTTTACAGCAGCGAATCGAGTTCCATTCACGGCGAGTAGAATCAGGGTGCATCGAATGGACCGGCACAAAGAATCCAAAAGGTTACGGCCAGCTAACAATTGACGGAAAAAGGCAACTTGCGCACCGCGTCGCTTTTGAACTCAAATGCGGGCAGATACCAGCGGGTATGTGTGCTTTGCACCGGTGCGACAACCCTTGGTGCATCAATCCCAATCATCTGTTTCTCGGCACGAAGGCGGAAAACAACGCTGACATGCGCGCAAAGGGGCGGCATTCGCGCGGCGTTCATCATCCAGGCGCGAAACTGACGGATGCTGAGGTAGAGCAGATTCGAAAATCAACCGGGAATCAGCGGTTGGTGGCTGAGCGGTTTGGTATCGTTCAGTCCTATGTCTCCATGATCCGTAATGGGAAGAAGCGGCCATGACTGCATTAGAGTGCTTGGTCCCGCAAGGGGTTAAGTTAGTCGTCTCCGGGGTGGACTTCCAAATTGACCGGTGCGAGCTTGAATTTGTAGGCTTCGGCGAGGGCGAAGAGTCATGGGGGCTCGGCCGGCTAATGCTACCAGGCGACTTCACGAAGATGAATGTCAAAGGTCGCCCATGGGCCTACGATCAACTGGAAGCCTCCCTAACGAGGCAATTCATCCGTGAAGACAAAGCCAGGCTTGAGGTGGTGGCCGCGGGGTTTGACACTGGATACGCGGCTACGCAACGAGCTCTCTACCAATATCTGCGGCCGCGCTTGATCCGCCGCTATTACGCCATGAAGGGTGCGAGCCAGAAATGGGCGCCGGTTTGGGCGCTCGGCCGGCGCGATGATCGGATTCGGCTGCATATAATAGGAACCAACAGGTTAAAAGCGGAAATCTACAAACGAGACACCCTGCTAGCTCCAGGTCCAGGATTTATGCATTTTCCAAAGACCGACGACTATGACGAAGAATTTTTCAAACAACTAACAGCCGAGAATTCCACTACGATCAGAGACCGTGGCGAAGAAATGCAGATTTTTGAGATGCCAGTGACGCCATCACCGGATGGCACGTCCAGAAACGAAGCGCTCGACATCAGAGTTCTAGCTATGGCCGCGCTTTACGTTCGCGGTCCGGTTGATTGGCAGAAAGAGGAAGCGCGTAATCTAGCGACTATTCCCGTTATCGAGACGGAGAATGAGAAGCTCTTAAAAAGGCGGGAGAGAATTGAGCGCCAACGAGAAAGCTGGATGGGCGGCATGGGACGAGGTTTTAGAGTATGACGAAAATCGAAAAACGGTTGCGCGAATGGTTGGAAAAGCAAAGTGCCGACGCATATTCGCGCGCCCGGGTAAAAAGCGCGCTGAGAGACGAGCATTGCGGCCAATGGTGGAGAGGCAACGGAGCGATGGCAAAGAAGGTTTTAGAATGGCTGGATGAAGAAAAGGACGACAACAATGAGTAGATTCTGGCAGTCAATTCGCTGTTTCTTTGGCTACCACCGGGAATGTCGAAGCTACCTAAAGCGCACCGATCAGCGGATTCTCATTATGGCCTGCCCGCACTGCTTCAAAGTGGTTACGCGCATTAGAATGACCAAAGAGCGGGCTAAGAGTCTTCGCGAGATTAATCGCAAATTCGGCACGCTCCAGTTACGCGATTAAGTCTTGCGAAAATTGAAACGGGACATACGATTGCCGACAAATGGCAGTCGAAACGCTCGAGACTTTCCCCCGCGCTATCGTCGCCGGCGACACCGTCCGAGTCTCGATTAGCGACGGAAACCATCCATCGGAGGAGTGGTCGCTAGCAGTCCTTCTGAGGAGCGAAGCCGGCGTATCGTCCAGTTTCGATGCCATACCCGATGATGAGGGCGCGTTCGATATTCTGATTCCAGCCACCGACTCCGCGAATCTAAGCCCAGGCAGTTACTTAGTGACCTATCGATGGACGGAAACGATTACCGGCGAGAAAATCTCCGAGCCAAAAGGAACACTCATTGTAGCGGCCGACCCCGCCCAAAACGCGACGCTAACTCAGGCCGCCCAAACCTTGGCGGCCATGGAGGCTGCGCTTCTCAATCTTTCTTCGGGATCGAATGCGATAGTGAATTTCAACGGGCAATCCTTCACCCGAAAAAACATTAAGGAACTTCAGGACGCGATCGATCGTCAGCGGTTGATCGTCGATCAGGAGCAAAAGGAGATTGACATTGCCTTCGGAATTAAACGGCCGACCGGAATTGGAATTCGTTTTTCCTGCATATGAAAGTGATCGATCGTATCAAATTCAAGATAGGCCGTTGGGCGCTTGGCGGATTTTCTCGGGGTTACTCAGAGCTTGCGAAATTCAGCGGGCAGATGTCCGATTGGATCACATCCGGAATCTCTGACGATGCCGACCTTCAGGCGAATTGGTTCAAGCTCGTTCAGAGAAGTCGGGATCTTTTTAAGCTCAACCCTTACATGCGGCGATTTCGGTTGGATCTCATCGCCAACGTTTACGGGAGCGAAGGCATCACGCTTCAGATGAAGATCAAGGAAGATGTCGATCGCGTTGTTTATGTCACCGACCCGATTGGGAAAGACGATCCGCGGCAATTAGCTGAGAAAGCCTGGCTTGCAGCGCGCCAACGGAGCCGCGATGAGTTCGTTAGGCGGGCCGGAGAACATGGATTGAAGCTTCCACACCGCGAGTATCTCAGCTTGACGACCAGCGGAAACAACGGCAGCACGCGCATTAAAGCCACCGTGAAAGCCGGCCAACCAGACCCGTACGCCAATAGCCTAATCGAGAAAGCATGGAAACGTTGGCAAAAGCGCGAGAACTGCACGATTGGCCGGCGCCACACCTATTCACAGACTCGCGAACAGCGCCTGACAATGTGCGCCCGGGATGGTGACGTGTTTATCCGGCATATCCGCGGCGCTCCTAACGATTTTGGTTACGCAATTCAACTGATCGCTGCGGAGTGGGTCGATCATGGCCTGAATCAAATCTTGAATAGCGGTAGCTACATCAAGATGGGCATCGAATACGATCAATTCGGCGTCGCGGTCGCTTATCACATCATCAAGCGTCGTCCCGGCGACTGGCTCTCTACTCAGGTAGCCACTTCAGGTCGATGGTCACCAGGTGTGAGTCACGAGCGCGTCGAAGCCCGAGAAATCATCCATTACTGCCAATTCGATGATTCGGAGAGCGGCCGCGGAGCTCCATGGATAGCCAGCGTTATGGGCAAGTTGCGCCACCTAGATAAATATAGCGAGGCTGAAGTTATCAGCGCTAGAGCGGAAGCCTGCAAAGGCGGCCATTACGAAGCGACTATCGGCGGCATGGACGCAACGGAGTTGGCCGATCGTATTGAAGACGGCAGTAACGAGCTGACGACGACCGTCGAGCCGGCAATGTGGAAACCACTTCCCTTCGGCTGGACAGCGAAACCCCATGACCCGCGGCACCCGAGCGGAAATTTTCCGGCGTTCAAAAAAGAATGCTTGCGTGAGATCGCCACTGGTTGCGGCGATTTTTACAACACGTTCGCGAACGATATGGAGGGTGTGAATTATTCTTCCATGCGGGGTGGATTTCTCGATGTGCGCGAGCTCTGGATGCTGACCCAGCGCTTTGACATTGAGACAGCCGAGATCCCGATCTTTGAGGCATGGCTTGAGATGGCTCTCATGAAAGGCGCAATTCCTCTGCCCGTGTCGAAACTTGAGAAATTCAATCAACCAAGTTTCCAAGGCCGTCGTTGGCCGTGGGTTGATCCGATGAAGGATGCAAAGGCTGATCAGCTCTCCATTCAGACGTTCCTAACGAGTCGGACCCGTATCTGCAACGAGAACGGTGATGACTTTGAAGAGATCATCGAAGAGCAGGCTTTGGAAAAAATTTTGATCGAAGAAGCGGGGCTCAAGATTGACACCACACCGCCATCGTCAGATAACCAAACTGATGATCCCAACGATGACCCAGCGGCGCCTAACAAGTCAAGGTTAGTTAGAACATGAAAACAAAACTCGTTAACGGCCAAAAACTCCCGCCCCAGTTCCGCACCGTGCCAATTCTGCTTAAGTTCGCGGAGTCGGCAGAAGGCGAAAACGGGGAAATTCGCGCTGCGCTCGACGAACGAGAGCGGGTTGTAAAAGACGTTTCAGTGTCAAGCGATGAGCCCTATGAGCGTTTCTACGGCACAGAGATTCTTCTTCACAAGCCGGAGAACGTAGATCTAACTCGCATCAAGAAGAGCGCTTCTCCCCTGCTCTACAATCATGATCGCGATGCATTGATCGGCAAAGTCTCGAATCCGCGGCTACAGGACGGCAAGCTGTATGTGGACATGAAATTCTCTCAGAGCGAGATGGGTCAGCAAATGTTGGCCGATTTGAAAGATGGCATTCTGACGGAGTGCTCGATCGGATATGAAGTGAACAAATTCGAAGTCGATGAGGACGAGGAGACCTACACCGCTACGCGCTGGACGCTTTATGAGTGCAGCCTGGTCAGTATTCCTGCGGATTATACAGTTGGAGTGGGCCGCGTTGCGGGAAGCGACGGCTCGATTGTCGAAATTGAAACAAAATCTGAAAAAACTGTTGACTCAATTGAAACAGGGGCTAAAACCGCTAGTAATAGCAGTCAGCAATCTAGCGAACCACAAGATATGAAACGTTCGAAACTCTTCTGCGAAGCCGATAGAGGTGACAATGCAACCAGCGGTTCTACCGCACAAATTGACGCCGCACGCGGCGAAGCTACCAAGACCGAACGGAAGCGGGTCGCCGACATTCAGGAGCTCAACCGTCATTTCAGAGAGAAGGGCTTGGCAGGCCGCAAAATCGACACCAGCGAAGCGGCTGAGCAGCATATCCGCGATGGCAAGACGCTTCAGGAGTTTCAGGATTTTGTTCTTCGCAATGAGTTTAAAGATGTGAAGCCAATTCAAACTCCCGACGGCGAGATCGAAGGACTTCCCGAGAACGGCGAGCGCACTGGTCGAATTGAGATCATCGGGGAGCGCAGTCCGAAGATAATCAGCGTTGGCCGCGCATTCGTTGAATCCGAACTCTACAAACGCGAGAGCGGTAATCGTCGCCGCAATTTCTCCGTCGAGATTCCAAAGCTGACCAATTTCCGCGCCACGGCCACCACATCGACGATCACGAACTTCAACGGCATCGTTCAAATCCCGGACATGGTGCAGTTGGGAGTCCAACAGGCCACGGTTGCCGATCTGCTTGCGCAAGGCACGACCAACCTGAACGCCGTTCCGTATCTCCAGGAGGACACCCTCACTAATGCGGCTACGACGGTGG